TATTCACTGAGAAGGCTGATATACGCCTCAGAGGGCGTTCTTTTGCTCTTAGGCTAGAAAGTACAGCAACAGGAGTGTCATGGCGTTTAGGAACAACTAGAGTTGATCTGAGGCAGGATGGTGGGCGATAATGTCCACAAAAGTACCCATACCGTTCTTTCCATCGGCTCCAAATGAGTATGATGCAAACTACATAACACAGATCGTAAGAGCCTTTGCGATATATACAGAACAGCAAAACGCAGGGGGAGAGGGTAGAAACACAGGTCTAGTATTAACTAATCTACAGGCACATGACGATAACCTAGAAGTGGGGTCATTGTTTGACCACGATGGTTTTGTAAAAATAAGTAGAGCAGATAGACCACATCCAAGAGGCAGTTTGGGAACGACAGGACTAGGGTCGGTAACCATAACATTACCATAAATGGGAAAGAGAAGTAATTTCGTCAGGTTTGATAGAGACTATTATACGACTCCAATAGAGGGGGTAACGCCTTTGCTGCCACATATAATGGGAAAAATACAAAGATTTGCTGAACCGTGTGCAGGTAATGGTGCTTTGATAGATCACATAGAAGGGCATGATTTTTTTTCGTTAGAAAAAAACAATCCTGTTTGTGTGTATGCGTCAGACATTGAGCCTCAAAGAAAAGATATTATTAAGAAAAACGCTTTGCATTTAACTAAGAATGATGCTGTAGGTGCAGAAATATTTATAACAAACCCTCCTTGGGATAGAAGTATACTTCACCCATTAATATTTCACCTAACAGCTTTCAAGCCAGCGTGGTTACTGTTTGATGCTGACTGGATGCATACAAGACAAAGTGCTATTTTTCAGAAAATGTTGAAGAAAGTTGTAAGTATTGGTAGAATAAAATGGATTAAAGATAGCAAAGGTACAGGTAAAGATAATTGCTGTTGGTATTTGTTTGATAAAAGATTTGATGGAAAAACAGAGTTTTACGGAAGAACGGAATGAAACAAAAGAAACTAGAAAAAGGCTCTATATGGGAAAAAGCAGATGCAAACGGTGATGGTATAGTTACAGATCAAGAAATGGCTATGCGAGAGCGTATGGTTCTTTTGGAGAACAGAGACAAGAAAGAAGATCAACAAAGATATCTAGTTTGGTTTTCAGCTTTGACTGTCACAGTATTTATTGTTGTATTAATGACACCACTTGTACCTATTGATAGAATTTCACACCTCTCTGGAATTGCAGAAATTTGGGTGTTATCTAATATGGGCGTGATTGGCAGTTTCATAGGCTTTAATCAGCTTGCTAGAAGAGCAGATAAAGGAGAAAAATAATGGCTGTAAAAAAAAAGAGTAAGTCTAAAGTAAATCAAGCAGGAAACTATACAAAGCCAGAAATGAGAAAAAGAATATTTAATAGAATAAAAGCAGGGTCTAAAGGTGGAAGACCAGGTCAATGGAGTGCTAGAAAAGCACAGATGTTAGCAGCTGCTTATAAAAAAGCAGGTGGTGGTTATAAAAGTTAGGAGATAAAAATGCACGTTAAAAAAGTAAAAAAAGTAGTAAAAGGTCTAAAAAAAGCATCGAAGTTACACGCTAAACAGGCTAAATCTTTGAACACTTTAGTTAAAAATAAAAAGTTTAGAGATTATGGTAAAAAAAAGCGATCCTAAAACAGGAACAGGAAAAAAACCAAAAGGCTCTGGAAGGAGGTTATATACTGATGAAAACCCCAAAGATACAGTCACTATTAAATTTGCCACTGTGGCAGATGCCCAAGCAACTGCTCGTAAGGTTAAACGCATTAGTAAGCCGTTTGCTAGGAAAATACAAATCCTCACTGTTCTTGAACAGCGAGCCAAAGTTGCAGGTAAAAACAAGCAAGCCCAAATCGCAAAGAGGGCGAAAGAAGAAATCAGAGCTAAGCATAGAGGAAATCAAGCAACAGTTAAAACCAAAAAAAAGAGGAAGACCTAGAAAAGATGGCTCTAGCAAAAAGTCAAAAAAGTCTTAAAAAATGGACAAAACAAAAATGGCGAACCAAGTCAGGTAAGAAGTCCTCTAAAACAGGAGAGCGTTATCTACCTGCCGCAGCTATTAAAGCCTTGTCACCACAAGAATATGCCGCTACCACAAGAGCGAAGCGAAAGGGTACAAAAAAAGGCAAGCAGTTCGTTAAGCAACCTAAGAACATAGCAAAAAAGGTTAGGAAGTACAGAGCATGATACAGAGTTTAATAGCACCTGTCACAGGTTTACTAGATAAGTTTATTGAAGACAAAGATCAAAAGGCAGCTCTCGCCCACGAGATAGCCACCATGAGTCAGAAACACGCTCAGGAATTGAATCTTGCTCAAATAGAGGTTAATAAAGCAGAGGCACAGTCAGGTTCATTGTTTAAGGGCGGCTGGCGACCAGCAGTTGGATGGGTCTGTGCGATTGCTTTCCTATATCATTTTCTCTTAAAAGACATAATTATATTCGTATGTGCATTTGCAGGAGTAGAAGTGCCAGACCTACCAGAGTTTGACATGAGTACACTGCTTACAGTTCTAGGTGGTATGCTCGGAATTGGCGGCTTGAGGACATATGAAAAGCAAAAGGGAATAACAAAATAACATCGATAAAGTGCGATGTGTGTGGGCATAATATGGAGAACGTAGAGGGAAGTATACGTTGTAAATACTGTCAATACTTCTATGATATGAACAAAGAGTGGATAGATTTTGTCCACAAGAAAACGATTATAAAAGAGGAGGAAGAAGACGATGGATTATAATTATGATGATTGCATAGTGATGCTGTTGCAACACGAAGGGGGGTATGTAAATCACCCAAAAGACCCAGGCGGAATTACAAATTTGGGAGTTACTAAGAAAGTATACGAAGAATATCTTGGTAGAGAAGTTACAGTTGATGAGATGAAGAACCTTAAACCATCAGATGTAAAGCCTTTATACAAGAAACTATACTGGGATCGCTGTAAATGTGATGATTTACCTAGTGGTCTTGATTGGGCGGTTTTTGACTGGGCTGTTAACAGTGGTACAGGTCGTAGTGCAAAGGCAGTGCAAAAGATATGTGGTGCCATGCAAGATGGTGCGATAGGACCTAAGACATTAGCCTTAGTGGAGGGGCAAAGCCCACACTACATGATAGAAGAGTTTGGTAAGATACGACAACAGTTCTATGAATCTCTTAAAACATTTGATACTTTTGGAAAAGGTTGGACAAGACGTAATAAGGAGACAACCGAAAAAGCAATGAAGATGATGGAAGAAGATGACGACTAAGAGAGACCCAAGATTAGCCAGAGCAGGGGTTAGTGGTTACAACAAACCTAAGAGAACTCCTAGCCATCCAAAGAAGTCACACATTGTTGTGGCAAAAGAGGGTGACAAGATTAAAACAATACGTTTTGGTCAACAGGGTAAGAAAGTTGGAACAGTAAAAGGCACAGCAGGAAAGCCAAAATCTGGAGAATCTAGGACAATGAAGATGAAGCGTAAGAGCTTTAAGGCAAGACATGGTAAAAATATAGCTAGAGGTAAGATGTCAGCGGCATATTGGGCAGATAAAGTAAAATGGTAAAAAAAGCTACTATATTTATTTTTATGTTTAATTTGTGTTATTTTGAGCTTTTGGCTTACGAGATTATATGGTAAAAAGTTACATAGAACTTTTTTGAAAGGTTATTGATGGCACTTCCTTTAATACTAGGACTACTAGGATCAACACTCGGCACTGGATCGGCTATAGGAGCTTTGGGAGCAGGAGCTTTAGGTTCTGGTCTAGGTAGGTTTTTAGAGACTGGAGACTTTGAGGAAGGGTTAAAAACAGGTGCAACAAGCTTCCTAGGGGGTAAAGTCTTGGGAAGCGTACTTGGTGGTATGGGCAGTCAGGCTAAAAACGTAGCAGAGGGTATACCAGAAGCCATTCCATCGTATGGAGACGCTATTAACCTTAATCCAAAGTTTTTATCCAGTGGTGTTGGTGCTAACCCAGTGAAATATCTAGGTGAGTCAAATCTTATGGGTGGACTACAAGCCGCAGCCACAAACCCAATAACACTAGGACAGGCAACCATAGGTCAGTCTATGTCTACAATGCCAGAGCCTCCAAAAGAGGACGAAATACCTTTTGAAAACAGAGAAGCTATGGCTCCTCCAAGATTAAGAAGAAGACAGCCACCTCCTGGGTTTAGACCTGGCTACATGGGTGAGTTTGATTACGGGGTAGCACCAAACTATAACGTACAGTATATGTCATCAGGTGGTCTATCTAATCCAGAAAAAGCAGACTTAGACAACGATGGTCAAATCTCTTCCTATGAAAAGAAAAGAGGAGAGGCTATAGAAAAGTCTATGGCTGAGCAAGGCAAGAACATGGGAGGTTTGGTTGGTCTTTTGGGAAATAAAAAGGTACAAGACGCTTTAAGTAATACAGTTGGGATTGCTCTAAATCCTGCTGTGCAGAGAGAAGCCAACAAATTAATGACAGGTGAATTTACACCAAAAGGATACACAGCTTTAACTATGGCAGATGCTGGCTTTGCTGAAGGTGGTCAGGTAGAAGACCTTGGTATGACAGAGAGCGAAGACGAAATAATGATGAATGCTATAAATGCTCTTACAGGGAAAAGCGAAAACCCAGACGAAGACATACAGACATTTGTACAGACGTTTGGAATGCAAGCCTTAAAAGCATTACAAATGCAAGTTGCCACAGGCAAAATAGGAGACGCAAAGCAAGGATTGCCTGGCTTGATAGAGGGTGAGGGCGATGGTATGAGCGATAGTATTGACGCTGAGCTTGTGGAAAAAAGAGGTAGTGAGGATGGGCAAAAGCAACCACTAAGAGTAGCAAACAATGAGTATGTCATAGCAGCCGATGTTGTTTCTGATATAGGCAACGGATCAACAGATGCAGGTGCCGATAAACTAGATAAGCTTATGAAAGAAGTAAGAAAAGCCAGACATGGCACAGATAAACAGCCACCAGAGAAAAACATGATGGCTGTTATGAAGAGGGCAATCGCATGATGTTTAGTGCAGTTCCTAAGCAGGTACTAGATGTAGTATGGGAAGATGTTAAGAAAGTGTTAGAACCTGCTGTGAAAACAGCAAAAGGTAAGCTAAGCGTAAAAGACGTATACGACTATATAAAGAAAGGCGTGTATGAACTTTGGGTTGTCATGGAAGAAACAAAAATAGTAGCCGTAATAACCACTCGTGTGATAGAATATCCAGAACGTAGAGCTTTGGCGATGGATTTTATTGGTGGCAGTAAGATGAAAGAGTGGTTGCCAGAGGCTCAACGCACCCTCGAAAGCTTTGCTAAAGACAATAATTGTAGTCATTTAGAAGGTTATGGTAGAAAAGCATGGAAAAGATGGCTAGATAAATACGGATGGGAGCCAGATTACATAGCATATAGGATGGAAATAAATGGGTAAAGGTTCAGCACCTACAGAAACAAAACAAACAGTAACTCAGACTAATTTGCCTGAGTATGTTAGACCTTATTTTGAGAGACTGTTAGGTAGAACAGAGGCTGAGTCCAAAAGGGAGTATGAGCCTTATGTTGGTCAGCGAATAGCTGATACTAGCCAAGACCTTTTGACATCTGAAGGAATGGTTAGAGACATAGCAAGCACAGGATTGCCTGGCATACAGACAGCCTTAGATAGAGTAGGTCAGTCTATAGACTATACACCTCGTCAGTTTACGGCAGAGGAAGCAGAAAAGTATATGTCACCATTTCAACAGCAAGTAACAGATAGAGCCAAGCAAGCAGCGATTGATGACTACAGACAACAAATAGCAGGAGGTCGAGCCAGTGCTATATCAGCAGGTGCTTTTGGTGGTTCTAGAGAGGGAGTGCAAAGAGCATTAGGAGAAGAAGCTCTGTACGATAGACTAGCTGATATAGATGTACAAGGTAAACAGCAAGCCTTTGATAAAGCATCGTCACTATTTCAAGCCGACAGAGCGGCTGATTTCCAAGGTCAGCAACTAGGATTAGGGGCGGCAAATCAGTTTGCTAATCTATCTGAAAGAGCAAGAGCAGGTGATGTAGATGCGGCTCGTATGTTGGAGCAGATAGGTAAGGCAGGTATGGCAAGAGATCAAGCATCTCTGGATATGGGTTATCAAGACTTCATGCGACAGCAAGCTTACCCACAAGAGAAGCTTGGACTGTTCTCTTCTGTATTAAGAGGTATACCAGTAACCCCATCACAGACAACATCAACACGAATGCCGTATGATCCGTTTGGAAGAGCCATAGGTCTAGGATTAACAGCACTCGGTGGTGCCAAGTATTTTGGATAGGTAATGTTTAATTTAATACAACTACAAGACAGACTTAGAGGATTTAGCGAAGATCAACTAAAACAATTCTTACAAAGACCCGATCCAAGTATACCTGATTTTATGGTTATGGCGGCTCTGGACGAGAAGAACGATGCCAAAGTCCAAGAAGCCCAGATGAAAGCACAAAACCAACCATCTGTTAGAGAAGAGATGTTAGCAGTGGCAGGACTACCTGCTATGGAGGCAGGGCAAATGGCTTCTTCTATGGCTCCGAAGTCTGATGTTAGAGCGAACACTGGTGGAAATGAAATGATGACAATGGCAAGACTAGCCGAAGAGATGCCAATGGAAGACGAGATGGAGGAGGACGAAGACCTAGATATCGTAGAAACGCCAATAAGAAGAATGAATGAGGGTGGGTTAGCAGGTATGGCAGGTGGTGGTAGAGGTATGTTTTCAGACCCTAATTTTAATCCATCTATGAACTTATTTCCTATGAGAGTTAGACCAAGACCATCAGATGCTCAAGGGCAAGGTTTGTTAGGGAGTATTGGATTTGATCCAAATAGATTTCAAAGAACAGATTGGGATGCACAGTTTGGTAAATACTATAACGTAGATGGATCAATAAAAGACGAATACAAAGATTTTGCAGGCGTTCCTAAAATAGACACTGCTGTGTCACCAAAAGGCAGTGATCCACTGTTAGACGCACAAGATCAATTTGAAAAAATAGATGAACCAAAGCCTACAGAAAATAAAGATGACAAAACACCACCTCCAGGCACAGATGATCCTGCACCAAGAGGTTTTTTAAGTGATCTTACAGCAAGCTTAGATAAGATGAGAGCAGATCAGAAAGAGCAGATGGAAAAAAATCAAGCTCTTGGGATTATGCTAGAAGGTATTAAACTAGCTAGACGAGGAGTTATCGATGACGAGTCAGGAAAGGGCTTAATGTTTGGTCAACAACAGACACAAAAAGTACAAGATAGACTGGCACAACTACAAGGTCTAGAGGCGAAGATAGGAATAGCAGGAGCTAACATAGCACAGAAAGATAGAGCTACACAGGCGGCTTTGACAAAAGCTCTTGAAAAGGGTAGTAAAATGACAACTAGTCAGTTGGCTGATAAAATAAAAGGATACTCAACATCAATAGGAAATTTAAGAAAAAATCTTTCAGATACAGAGTTGTCTTTTGATGATAATCTAAAAGAAAAAACTTTAAAGGATATAGAAGAGCTTGAAGCACTAAGAAGTATATATATGGCTGATTTGGAAGGTCGTTATGGAGGAGACATATTAGACAATGAATTTTTAAAAACATTGCTCAATGAAAATCCAGAAGATAAGTAGGTGACGAATGCCAATGAAGCTAATTCAAAGTCCTACAACTGGGAAATACTACCCAGTTAATATTGCAGGTGAAAGCCCTACAGACGATGAAAAAACAAGAATAGCTGAATATCTCCGACAGAGAGAACAGCCAATAGCCCCACCAGAAGAAGAACAGCAGTACGAAGCCCGATCAGGGATACTAGGTGCGTTTGACGTTGGAACAGATTACATGGGTAATCAGATAGGCTCCACACTAGAGGGTATAGGTAAGGTACTAGGCATCGACTCACTAGAAAATTATGGTGGAGAGATGGCTGAATCCTACGCAGAGTCAGGGTCTCAGAAAGCAGAGGGTCTTACACGAATGGGTGAGGTCGAGGGAGTAGGATCAGGGGCTAAGTTTGTAGGTGAAGTCCTCGGTCAAGCCGCACCACAGATTGGAACAGCGATAGCCGCAGGAACAGGGTTGGCGTTACTAGCTCCTGCACTGCCATTCGCCGCAGTTATAGGTGGTATAGCCGCCACATTGCCCTTGTTATATGGTGCCAACAGAGAAAGACAAAAAGAAGCCGATATAGCAGAAGGTAGACCAGTAGAAGTAGACGAAGGAGCTGCGGCTATAACAGCTTTGGGTCAGTCAGCACTAGAAAGTTTGAGTCTTAGATTTTTAACCTTAGCCAACAAGGCAGGTCTAAAAGTTAACGCTAACTATTTTAAAGAAAATCCTGCATCAGGCTTGTTTACCAAGATTGTAGACAAGGCACCAAGAACGACACGAGGTGTAGCAGGAGCGGCTAGTGGTGCATCTGTCGAATCACTTACAGAAGCAGGTCAGCAGATGCTAGAAAGGATGCAAGCAGGTCTAGATATAGGTAGTGACGAGGCATTAGAAGAGTATCTAGAGGCGGCGGTAGCAGGAGGTATAGTCGGTGGTACACTAAAAGGTGGTGTTAGTGCAATATCTGATCCAAATGCCAAGAAAGCCAAAGAAGACCTACAAAAGAAGAACGAGCTAGAAGAAGACGACAGAATAGAGGGCGTTCAAGATCAAGATGCTATGGCTAATATTAGGCAAACAGCTAACGCCCAAGACCTAAAAATACAGTCTAATCAAGAAGGTGTAACGAATCAGACGCTGTCAGAGCAAGAGATTATAAAGCAGACAAAGCAGAAGACAAAAGAAGCAAGACCTGTAGAGCCTGACGAGCTAACATCAGATGAGAAAGCTCGACTAGATGATTTCAGAAGAGCAAGGAATATACCCTTAGAGGCACCCATAACACTACAAGAGATTAGATCAGCGTTAGGCGGTCAAGCTGTAGAGAGATTGGCATTCAATCAGGGAATGACAGGTGCAAGAACTAACTACGCAAAATTAAGTGGGGCGAAGCCTTTCAGTCAGGAGCAGGTAAACAAGGTAATAAACGCTGTAAGAAAATCTAAAAAAGAAAAACTAACAGAAATAGAGATAGATAATCTTATATCTGGTCAGATAGATAGTAAGTCTTTTGAGCTAATTGAAGGTATTAAAAACGAGCTAATAGACCAAGGCAAAATAAGACTTACAGCAAGACAAGAATACGATGTAAATACGAAGAAACTAAGAGCTATTGGTAAGGCTGAGTTTAAGAAGACATTTGAGATAGAGGGTGAGGTAGCTAGAGAGGCTAATAGACTAGAGAATGAGTCTAATACAGCTAAAAAAGACCTAGAGAAAAAGCGTAAAGATATAGAAGAGCTAGAGATAAGGGTCAATAGACTAGAGCAGATGCGAAACCTTGATCTATATGACGCTAAAGACATGGATACAGCCGCTAAGTATTTGAAGTCTGAAGAGGGGGATACTTATACAGAGATAAACGTAACAGACCCTCAAAATATAGAGCAAAAGTTAGTTGCGTCCGTATCAAAGAGAATAAACAAAGCTTTAGGTCAGAAGGGTGACTTGAAGAAAGAGCCTACAGGTCTACGAAAAACACTAAAAGATGCCAAAGAAGACAAAGATAATCTTATTGGCTACATAGAGAATACAGAGAACGCATTAAAATTTGTAAATACAAGCGATTTTACCACTGAAAACTTGAAGTATGGCAAGAAAGTTGACCCAAATGAGTACAATCCAGAAGCATTAGACACTACGCTAAAATTTAAACAAAGAGTTTTGACTGAAAAGGTTGCGGAAAACAAAAGAAAAGCACCACAAAGAAGTCCTGAAGAAAAGAAAGCCGCTAGAGAAGAGGTTGACAAGCTCAGAAAAGATATAAAAGAGCTAAAAGATGCTATAGCTAACCCACCAACCCCTGTGCAAAAAGATAACGCAAAGAACGATGGAAACGCCATACGGCAAGCCGCAAAAGTAACAGCTAAAAAGAGGCTAAAACCTCGATATTTAAGCACATTAAAGTCTATGCGAACTAGTTTGGTTAAGTATCTAAAGAAGATGAACTTAGCTAACGATATAATTATACGACAGGCAGACATGATAGACCCAGATCAGCCTTTCATAACATATGCAGAAGAGGGTAAAGGCGAAAACGGAAAACGAATCATCACTGTCGCTATGGATTTGTTTGACCCAGATACAGTAATGGATGAAGAGGGTGCAAAGACTGTATATAAGAGGCTAAAAAGCACTCTAAATCACGAAATACTGCACTCTTTAAGAGAACTACAGCTTATTACAGAGACAGAATATCAGTCACTAGTGAAAGCCGCCTCAACAAGAAAGAGAGTAGTTCTTAGAGATGGCAAGACAGTCACTAGAAACTACACTTACCTAGATCATGCCAAGCATCTCTACAAGAGAGAGTTCTTCCCAAATATGACTGACCAAGAGTTTAACGACATGGTGCAGGAAGAAGCAGTAGCCGAGATGTTTAGGGATGTACTTGATGATAAGTTGCCAATGACAGGCAAGCCAAGAACACTACTAAACAGAATCATAGAGTTCTTCCGATCTTTATTCTTGGCACATCAGGACAATGGCATAACCTCTGTGGAGCAGATATTCGAAGATGTTCGATCTGGTACTATAGGTAAGACAAGAGAAGCAAAACAGAAGGAAGGTGATCGTGGAACCAGACTATCTATCAGTCAGGTTCTTACAGATGCCGAGAACAACTACGAGAGCTACAAGTATAAGAACAAGTTGTTCAAAGAGACCATGCAAGCTATGGAAAAAGAGGGTTACAAGTTTGATCCTATAACTATGGAGTTTCTAGGTATGAAAGAGGGTATGGAAATACCCCCTCCGTTAGAGCATTATGTGGCTAATCTATTTACCGACAGAGGTCTTGAGTTCTTACAAGCTAGACACTCTGGTAACAGACGTAGAAATCTAGCATCTCTCTTCCAAAAACAAGTCGGTCTTAGACAGGCTGAAATAGATCGACAACCAGTAGAGCAAGACATGAGTTTTGAGCCTAATCAAGAGGCACTCGATAAGATACGCTTTGACTTGTGGAAGATAACACAGGCTCAGTTGGCACATCTACCAGATAGAATACCAATATTCCGAATAGGACCTGTAGACTCCAAGAACCTATACAAGGGTCAGATGCACTCCTACTCTCTATCTCCAAATCCAAAAGAGATGGGTCTGTATAAGAACAGAAGAAGTTTTGCTTACAAAGAGTACATCAAAGAAAGAAAGAAACAGATAGGTATATTTGGTCGAGGTCAAGTAGAGCCAGAGATACTTGGTTATCTCGTGGATAAAGAAGATATAGTTGTGGCTCCTAATTTAGGATATGGAGACATATTTAACAATGATCCAGAGCAAGAGGTCGTTGTAAGACCGAGCGATGTGATGCGAGTTAACATCGAGGAATACGAGAACATCTACGGCAAGCCAGATGTTAAAGTTAGAAAGTCTATTGGTAGAAAAGTATATAATTCATCTGACATAGAGAGAGGTCAAGGGCAACTTGAGGACTATGCAGATTATAAAGAAAATGGTGTTACAGGAAACATAGATTTCTTAATGTCAACTAAATCACCAACTAGCTTTAGTGTTTTGCAACAAAATATGGCAGACAACATAACAGAGGCATGGGGAAATGATGGATTTTATGACGAAGAGTTCCCTGTACAAAAATTTAAATCTAAAAGATTTGAGTTTGAAGAATATACCATGAAAGAGATGCTCGATGACTATAATTATCTTACAGCGTTATCTTTAGAATCAGTCGGTAATAGTGGAGACTCAGAATTTATACTGGAAGATGCAGCAAGAGATGAAGATACTGGTCAAATAAACACAGAATTAATGAATATCTTTAGAGAATATCTTAACGAAGCAAAGAAAGTCTCTATAAGAACAGCACCTAAAAATGAAGAGTTCAAGAGAAAGTCTATTGGTAGGCTTGTAAAAGACCCTGTTCTTTACAATATGTCCTCTTTGCCAGACGTAGACCTAAACACACTAAAGTTTAAAACAAAGATAGGTCAAGACGATATAGAGAGAAGTCTTGTAGAGGCTGTAAGAGACTACTATGAAGAGAGATTAGAGAGGGCAGGTGAGGACTTTAGAGTAGACTATACTGACCCAAGTCCAGAAACATTAGAAAGAATAGCTACCATCATGGCGGCAGAGGCAGAACTAGCTCTAGCTAGAGATGGTAACGCTATAGGATGGTACGACAACAAACTGAAGTTGGCTAAGAAGTTATTTGCTATTGTGCATCCAGAGTTGATGCCAGACCCAGAGACTATGTCACCAGTAGAACTGATGGAGGCTAAGAGACATGAGGCAGTATTTGACTACGCACTAGCCGTCACCTCCAACGGAACACCAGTTATTGACAATGCAAAGTATGCCATACAAGCATATAGATCATGGGTAGATACAGGTAAGTTCGAAGTAAGGGGATATGGCGACAAAGTCGATCCTATGAAGAAAGCTTTTGAGTTCTACAATGCGATGATAGATAGATATCAAGGTAATACAGTTGGTATCGCTGAGTTCCTAGATGAAAAACTAACTGTAAGAGAGATTAAGGATAACGAGTTTATAAAGCAGTTAGAAGAAGACTACGGACTGAAACTCACAAAGAATTTATCTCAAGAAACTATGGACACAGAGGTTAGTATATCTGCTCTCATGGGAGCCAAGATAGGTAATGGATTTTATCAAAACCTCAGAGGTAACTACAAAAGCCTCACTATGGATAGATGGTGGCAGAGATTTTATAATAGAGTTACAGGCAACCCATATTATCGAACACAAGATAAGACAAAGATAAAGGTCTACAATCAATTTATTGAGCAACTAAAAAGACCAAAGAGAGAGTTACCAGATATAGATAAAAAAGCTCTCAAGTTGGCTACGGAAGCGTTAGCCAATCCTCTAATTAAGAAAGGTAAGTTTGACGGCACTGTCCAAGAGGTGGACGCTAACGTCATAGCTCTAGCATCTGCTTTTGCCGCAGAAAGAAATAGAATTTATCAATCCATATCCAACGAGGGTACGGAGGGTATGAAAGCAGGAGCGGCTAGAAGTAGAATAGTAGCCGAAAATAGACGAAGAGCAGGTATCGCTGAGAATACCGAGATGTCCAAGGTGGCTAACAGTATGGAAAGAAACTTTGGTTTGTCTCTTCAGGAGATGCCAAGAACTGGAACAGAGAGATCATATCAGAGAAGAGCCACTGAAAGAGCCATAAAAATATTAGAACAAGATAAGATTATCAAGCCAGGAACCCTGTCTATGGCTGATTTCCAAGCGTTAATGTGGTTCCACGAGAAAAGTTTATTTAAAGATTTAGGTATTGCTCAAGGTGGTGGTCGTGAAAATGACTATGTAGATGGAGCAATAGCCGTTTTAAGAGAGGAAGGTATAACCGATGACAATATTCAAGAAGCACTCCCCACAACAGATAGATTCAGAGTCGCTGGTGGAGTTAATCCCAACTCAGGAAATGCCGAGGTTCGTACTAGAGCTACAGAAGTTAGTGGAAAAATCCAAGAGTTCCAAGAGCAAGCAGAAGTCGATCAAGAAATCCGTGCCAGAAATCAAAGACACAAAGATCGTGTAACAGAAAGACGTAAGAGTATCGGTCGAGTAGTCGAGGCTACATTAAAGCAAAAGAGGACTGTAGAAGATTCACCTAGGGCAGACGTAAAAGAGCATAACCACAAGATGCTTTATACTGCCTCTGCTAACGCTATAGCAAGAGCCTTGCAAGGTGCGTCTAAGATTAGAGTTATCTATGGTGGTAAGCCTTTGGAAACAGCAGAGGCTAGAAAAGTTAGCGATAACTTTATTCGAAAGATACAAGACAGAACAATACCTATCGCCAGGATGATAGATGAGCTACAAGAGAAAGGTCTAAAGCTCACAGACGCTATCGATCCTATACTTCGAGAGCAACTCATGCATGGAAGAGTAGGTGACCTATTAGATACAAAACAGAATGGTATTTATAAGGCTGTTCTTAGCGTTATCCAACGATTTAAATATTCTGATGCTGAGGTAGAAGCACTGAAGAGGGTATCAAGGGAAGCATCTGATCCTGATCAGCAGGGATATGTATCGACAGCGATAGATTCGTTTAAGCCAAGCTTGTACAAGAGGTTACTGTACGGTGAAGACAGCAAGCAGTTGGTTATGGCAGAGGCATATTTGTATGCCCTACACGCCAAAGAGAGAAACGATTATGTGAAACGAATCGATAGAAACGAGATTAATAAGAACACAGATCGTGGCTCAGGTATGTCTAATACAGAGGCTGATGCAATAATAAATTGGTTTGATAGAAACAGCCCAGAGGGATTGCTAAAAGACCTACAAAGAACTGTGCAAGATGTAGTGGCTGACACTAATGCAACCAGACTTGAAGGAGAGTTGGTTCCCTTATTTGACAGAGGTTCAGGTTGGAATAATTATGTTCCTTTGAAAGGTGTATTCCACGCTGAAGACGAAACACAGGACTACACTAACAAAGGTAAATATACAAAGCCCTTGCTAGGTGCCAGAGGGCAGGAAGATACAAGAGTAAAAGGTAGATTAGATTATTCACCAAACATACTAGCTAATCTTTTCACACAAAACTCTACGTCCACCATCAATTCAGAAAGAAATAGAGTTGGTCTATCTATGTTGAACCTAATACGAAAAGACCCAGATATGCTCAGAGAGTTTGCATTTATAGACAACATAACACCGAAGAGACGAGTTGTGGACGCAAGAACAGGGGTTCTAAGCACAAGACCTGTTAGCAATGTAGAGATATGGAACGATCCAAACGTCCTCATAGTCAAAGAGGGTGGTCAGGAGATAGTGATTCGTTTTAATAGCCCTGTCATTGCAGGTGCATTCAGAGGAGATACAGGTCAGTCAGTCTTGCCAGAGTCAGTGATTCGAAATCTAGGTAAGTTCAATAGGTTCTTATCAAGCATAAACACATCCTATAACCCTGCCTTTATAGCACCAAACTTTATACGAGACGTACAGACAGCTTTAGTAAACATAGATCAATACGAGGGCGATAATCTCAAGAAGAAAGTGTTTGCAGATGCTTGGAGAATGAGCCGTGGTGTATATAGAGCAGAGGCAAAGGGGGATGTAGATACCGAAGAGGCACAGCTATACAGAGACTTTGTTAAGTTCGGTGGTAAGAACGTAAACAACCAGATGACTACACTAGAAGACCAAGCTAACGACATAACCAAGATACTCAACACAATATCAGAGGGTGGATTAGTTGGAAACGTCCAGAAGATGCGAAATGGTTGGGTTGGAAAAGGAACAAACAACGTCCTCAGCTTTGTAGAAAACATGAACACAGCGGCGGAGAATGGTGTTCGTGTAGCGACATACAAGGCTTTATTAGATACAGGTAAGTATAGCCAAGAGCAAGCCGCACTAGCCGCTCGTAACATCACAGTGAACTTTGCAAAAGGTGGTGAATACAAGAATACATTTAACTCTCTCTATCTATTCTTCAACGCATCACTACAGGGTAGCTTTGCACTACTAAACGCATTCTCTAAGTCTGCCAAAGTTAGAAAGACATGGATGGGTGTATTTGCTTTAGGCATCATGCTTGATCAGTTGAACGCTCTCATATCAGATGAGGACGAAGAGGGTATGCTAGAGTACGACAAGATTACAGACTATATGCTAGAGCATAATATAGTTATCGGTAACGTAGGTGCTTTTGCTATCGATAAGTTTACAGACAAAGACCTTGAGTACAAAACATTTGCCACCATACCTCTTCCCTATGGAGTGAACATGGCATTCAACTTTGGAAGAGCATTGAGCCGAAGAACTAGAGGTGGGTACACAGGAGCCGAGGCAACTAGCACTATTTTCTCCACGACATTAGAGGCAGTCAACCCACTGGGTGGTGCAGAGAGCATAGGTAATTTAATTATGCCTACAGTTGCAGACCCATACGTCAGCTTATCTCAGAATACAGACTACGATGGAACACCAATATACAAAGAGGTCTCTCAGTTTGCAGTGGGTACACCAGATAGTCAGTCTTATTGGAACAGTGCCTCTCCCATGTCTGTAGCTACAGCGCAAGCAATAAACGCTTTGACAGGAGGCTCTACAGTTAGAAAAGGACTTGTGGACTTTTCACCAGACACATTGGATTACATATTCGGCTACTTCACGGGTGGAGCAGGAGCATTCGTACAGAGGACTATGACGGCAGGATACAAGGTTACATCTGGTGAGGCGTTCCAAGCGTTTGAAGATGGACTTGAAGCTCAAGAGGTTAGAGAGGGTATACGACAAGTGCCACTCGTTAGAAAGCTTGTCTACTCTACATCAGAGCGTGAAGACACAGGTAAGTTTATAGAAAAAAGAAACCAAGTCTTTATAGCAAGAAAGGAACTCAAAGCAGCGATGCAGAGTGGTGACAGGTCAGAAGTTCTAGCCGTAAGACAAAAGTACCCAGACGAACTTAAGATATACGGAATAGTAAGAGCCATAAACGGAAAGAGACAAAAACTAACTGCTGTTAGAAATAAGTTACTACGAATGCCTAAAGATAGAATAAGTGATTCGGAAAGAGATAGAAGATTAGAAATCCTAGATAAGAGAATACAAAAGCTTATCGAAAGAGGTAATGCCGTTATGAAAGGTATCGATGTTCCATTCTTAACGGCACTAGGTGTGGGTGTATAAAAGTTACTTATAACTTTTTTTTGGGTAACAGATATTATGTTGCTTTTCTAATTCCTTCTTCAAGTCTGCAATAGCATCTATCAAGCAATCAATCTTTATGACAACGGGCATTGCATCATAATGCTCGGTAAAATAAGCCTTTAGTTCTTCTGCATATATATCATATCTATGTTTAATCATAATTGACTTGTGTCTCATTCTATACTCACTTTCGTAAACATTGGTGTTTCCCCCATGATTCGCTTCTCTGCTATGTCGACATAGTCCTTGTTTAGCTCTATAACTGTTGCATTTCTGCACAGCCTATCAGCCACCAGACCTGTAGTTCCAGACCCACCAAAAGGATCAAGGACATGACCATCTTTAGGAGAACCTGCCTTTATACATGGCTCGATAAGATCAGTGGGGAAGACAGCAAAGTGTGCTTCTTTGTATGGCTTAGTATTTACTGTCCATACTGATCGTTTGTTTTTAGTTTCGTAAGACTTCTCTAATCCTGTGTGAGGAGATAGACCTGTACCCTCATTGTGATACTTTCCATTTGACCTATCTCTGGTTCCCCAGTCTGTTGCCTCTTCTTGTATAGCCTCATGGTCAAAGTAGTAATGTGAGTTCTTGCTAAGAAGAAAAATATACTCGTGTGCTTTAGTGCATCTGTCCTTTACAGACTCTGGCATGGGGTTCGGCTTGTGCCAAATAATATCCTGTCGTAGATACCACCCATCCTCTTGCAAAGCGAAAGCTACTCGCCAAGGTATGCCCATCAAATCTTTCTGCTTCAAACCATGAATTTTGTTCGCTCTATGAGGACTACTCTCTGGTTGATCGTGTTTTGTGCTATGTACGCTCTGTTTTACGTTACTTCCACCATCTGCACGATAATTATGATAGGAGTCTCCCAAATTTAGCCACACAGTGCCGTCATCTCTTAGCGTATCTCTTACTCCACGAAACACCTCTACAAGCCGTGAGACGTAATCCTGTGGGGTCAATTCTAAGCCAATTTGGTCATCTTGACGCTTTGCACCACAAATTGGGCATTCTTGACGATAAATCGCATCTCCGACCACATCTCCGTGTTCATACATATTCGCATGACCTGTTGCAGTGTCTTTAGATATCTTTGTGAGACGTTTATGTGGGCAGTTGGGGTCACCACCTATCCATGTTCCTGTATTGTAGTCACGCAATCCGTAGTAAGGTGGAGAGGTGACTACAGTATGGAAGTGATGCTTGGGTAGTTCCTTGAGAACGTCCAAGCAGTTACCTATCTTGATATTGATCATAGGACTTGTGAGTGTTCACGATAGTCCATGAGTAAGTTCTCAAACTTCTTCAAGGCTACGTCATTAGTTTTAAGATCACTTCTAGAGTCAATGCCAAGTCGGTCACGCAACAATACAGCACAAGCCTCTTCTGAGTTAACCTTTAAATCTACCTTAAAAGGACTTGTGTTCTCCATGTACATCCAAAAGCTTTCTTCTTTACAAACCATGATAGCACTCTTCATAAGTCTTTCTTTTCTGCGTTGTTCATCACTAATTTCTGGTTTATCTTCATCGTCAAGCTTAACCATCGCAACCATGTATCTACTACCCACCCAATGCTGATGTAAATCTTTGGGAACATCATCTGGGTGTATGCATAGACGCAAGTTGGTTCCGTTCTTATCTTGAGACATAGACACTTTGACTGCCTCAAACTTCAACGCTAAATCTTTTATATCACTCATCTATCTTCTCCTCTGATGGCTTGGCTTTCACGACTGATACTTTCTTCACTTCATAATCAATAACCTTTTGATGATCGTATCGCCTTTTTGCGTAACCCTCTTCACGCTCTCGTGCAAAGTCCTTTGCTTGGGTTATTGTGTTTGCCCTTACTTTCCTTGTGCGTCTATAGGTTACTTCAACTATAACGTCATAAGGCATCGCTCTAAGGTAGCTTGCTTTTCTTCGATCTAGTCTCATTGTATTTACTCCAATTCTTTTTCGCCCACTCAATGGGGTCAACTCCTTGGATAGTCCACCACTTCTTTTCGTTGCCATAATGATGGATATCCATGTGATGTTCATGACACATAGGTACAACCCAGTTGTCACCAACCTTTAATGCAACACCTCTTGGTTCTGCATACATTATGTGATGAGCCTCACCCTCTTTACCACAAATGAGGCAAGGCTCACCTCTTACGATAGAAAGATATTTGTTATCCCTAACCCTATAGTGAGAATGGGTCATCGTTAGACATAGTTTGCTTTGTAGGCTGAACATCCTCATCTCTGTTTCTGCGTTCTTGAAGAACACTAGCTTTCACAGATAAGAATGTAGAACCAGACTTCTTTGCCGTTCTCTTCCATCCTGCTATAGAAATTTTTGGGAATGCAACACCAGCATGAAACTGATTACTCAAATCCTCAACAACCTCTTGGTTGAGTTCCAAGGTTCCTGTGTAATCTGGGTGAGCATCCTTGCTCTTGTTTACGTTTTGAAAAAGACTACCCTGTGGGTATTTGTTTCTATCATCCATTTGATTTCTCCTCATTTAATAATGTGTCTCTTCTTGCTTTAAACTTCTCTCGACACTTTTCTAGAAGTTCTTCGTCTTCTGCTGTCATCTTATGCACGACATAACCCTCATCCATGTTCTGTTTCCAGAACTTCATAACCGAATCAGATGTCTTGCAAAGACGTAGTAGTCCAACAAACTTTTGTGCAACATCCTTTATATGACTAGCCTTTACATTTTCTTCTGCACCCTCTGGGTTTTTGATAGTCACATCAAAAAGTTCTATATCACTTTTTTTATCCTGGGCTGCTGCCGACTGTCTTACTGGAGCGTTTGATGCACCCTCATCTGGTAAATCTTCGCCAGAATAAATCTGTACACCCATACCATGTAAAGCAATAGCCTTTGCCAAGCATCGTTGTAATGACGTATTGACCTCAAAACTATTTGGGTTTTGTAAAGGTTTGTTTGCGTAATTAAGAACAGGCAACATCTCTGTAATGGACTTAATGCCTACAGTTACAGTTACCTTGGTAAAGCACCATCCATTCTCATCCTTAAAATATGGAAAGCCTTGTTCATTGCAATGTTTCTCCATTGTAGCATCTGGATATTCATCACACAAAGCACTCCACGCTTTTGCCCAAGAGATGTAGGATAGATTGTTCTTCTTCTCCACCATCTTCTTCTCTTCGACATTTATACCCTTTAGGGTAGACCACACATTTTTTTCACTCATTATTTTCTCCGATCATTGCGTGTAATTTAAAGAACCCCTTATGTTGGGGGAACCTATGCATAAAGTAACGGCTATAAAACGCTATGTAGTCGTTACTAATTTTAAATGGGTCACCATATGTTTCGACACTGGTCTCCCATCTAACACGATTAATTATCAACCAAGCTGATAATCTCTTGTGTCCTTTCTTAATTGCTTGAAGAGAAAACTTCTCAAACAATTCATACACCTGTGGGTTTTTCTTATGCCACGACCACCATTTGGCTTTTCGTGCCTTGAAATACTCAGAGGCTTCTTCATTTGTTTTTATTGGCATTTTTAGACTTCTTATTGTTAAACGAATCAACGTCAATAAGACTGCTCTTCATATCTTCTTTAATAAGCTTATTTATCTTATTGACTGTTTCTTTTTTCCAAAATCTATTCTGATGTGCCGTAGACTTCTTGATATTGAAGTTTCTAATATCAAACATCTTTTCTAAATCATCATCACTCATAGCATTCCCTCTGGTTTACTAAGTGGTATCCTAACGGCAATATCGTAGTTCTCTACCTCAACGCAGTTGTTTTTCCCAATAATGGGGTCTTTAAGTTGACGTAGTTGTTGTGCCATCTCTATGCAGTCTTCTTTGTAACTAAATACCAATCGGTGCATAGCGTGATCGGCTATCTCGATATCTGGTAGAGTGATTAGATATAAAACATAAAACATTACAGGTTTCATTTCACCACCTTAACTACGTCTATCTTGCTTTCTATATCAAGAATATCCCTAGTCATTTGATTTATCTTGTCGATATCCTCAGTGTCTGGAACCTTAAATCGTATAGTTATTTCCTTGCGATCAGTGTACTGCTTTTCTTCTACAGGTTGCCATCTATCCAATGGACACTGTTCAAGCCAATTATAAAATTGTGTTTTCAAACTAAAGTCTTTCTTGCTCATTTAACATCTCCCTATATTGTGAACAAAATTCAGAAACCCCACAGTAGTTCCCACTACATCTAGGATTGTCACCCTTTCTGTGTTCGACATAATAATCATCGGACGCATAAGGGTTAGCCTTGGAACCTTTTGATGGTTGACTTTTTTTCCACTCAATATGATCCTCAGCAATCTCTTTATCGTTAAAAAGTTTTATGGCACTTTTTCTACCTTTCTTCATAACTGCCCATTTGTCTGGTCTTGCCCATCGTTCATCCGAATTACAAATCGTCATAGTATCGTCAAAATCAAACGATTGCCTTGCCTCTTGATGAATGTCCATTCTGCTCTCAACGTACTCTGTACGAGCCTTAAATGAGCGTAGAGGGATGTTTACGACTACCATTGGTGTATCTGGATAATCTGGCTTGAGACTAGCCTCTCTTCTATTCCAATCACGCAAGATCGCACATATCTGTATCTTCTTTACAGGTATCTTCTTTTCTTTCTCAAGAAGATAAGCGTATACGTTGAGTTGGTTTACCCATTCCTGTTTGCTGTATATCACTGACCAGACCGAGGTTACCTTGTAGTCTGTTATAATTATTCCATCGTCCTCTATCTCGTACTGATCTATAGCACCAGATAACGTCCACCCTTTTACGTCTGAGTAGATACGCTCTTCTTTGACTACATTATCTCCTGTTGCCCCCTCTAGCACTGCGTGTACTGCCGTTCCAAATAAAGCAAACACCATGTCCATCGCATCAGTTGACATTTGATCTCTATGTTTTTCTCTCATCAAGAGAACACGAGGACTATCAATCAACTGAGTAACAGAAATATCCGAATCACCTTTGGTATATTTATCGTTACGAGCAAAGTTTACAAAAGCCTCTGGGAGACCATGTTTATTAGTAATCATTGTTAACCTATGTAATTTTATTTATATTTATTAAAAAATAATATAAGGAACAGCCATGTCAGTGTCAATGCAAAAAAGTGAAAAAGATATTTTTAATATTACTTTTACAGTGTTAGGGGAGCCATGCTCCAAAGCAAATCAAAGACAATTAGTGAAGATTAATAACCGAATAGTTCCTATAAAGTCTAAAAAGGCATTGGGTTATGTTAAGAGTTTTCAGGAGCAAGTTCCCAAAATTGATCCTATGACAGAGGATTATGTCAAGGTGGAAATGATGATTTACTACGCATCTAGAAGACCAGACTTAGACGAATCACTTATCTTGGATTGTATGCAAAACTACATCTACTACAACGACAGACAGGTCAAAGCGAAACATATTTTCTGGGGTCTCGATAAAGAAAACCCAAGAACTATTATACGAGTAAGCACCTACAACCATGAGGACACACCAAGCTACTTGACAATCTAATACGTCTTGAATTAAATAGAAAAAGTCAGAGTGTAGGAATCATGGAAAACGTACAGATAAACGTCATGGTTCGAAATTTAGGTGTTGGTCAACATAAAATACATTGCCCAAGTTTTGAATGCCGTGACAGGAAGAAGAAGAATTTACGAACCCTATCGGTCAAAGTAGACCCAGATGGGGCAGTTTATTATTGTCATCACTGTAGTCTCTCTGGTTCCGATAATTACAAAGAAGAAAGAGAGGTAACACCCATGTCAGTAGTGAAACAATTAGATGAAAAACCCTTAACAAACAAGGGGTTAGACTGGTTGACAAAAAGAGGTATCAGCGAAAAGACAGCCAGTAAGATTGGTATAAAAAGTTTAAATAACTACATCAATTCCGTGGGGCAGGAAACAGAGTGCGTAAGTTTTCCCTACACTAATCAAGGTCAAGTCTACGCATCCAAGATACGATCCATCAAAGACAAAGGCTTTGCTTGCAATGGATCACCACAAACATTTTTTAACATAGATAACATAGACCCAGATAAACCATTAATCGTATGTGAAGGCGAGATGGATGTGCTTAGCTTCATGGAAGTTGGTTACGATAACTGCGTAAGCGTTCCCAATGGAGCCGTTATGAAAGTTGTGGACGGCAAGATAGACCCAGAGTCAGATAATAAGTTTAGGTTTTTATGGAATGCAAAAGACGTTCTTGAGAATGTGGAAAAGATTATTATCGCAACCGATGATGACTCTGCTGGCAAAGCAATGTCAGAGGAGATAGCGAGAAGAGTGGGTAGGCATAAGTGCTATCGATTTAAATATCCAGAGGGTTGCAAGGATGCAAACGATGTTCTGATGCAAAAAAGTTCTATAGAACTTTTTGAAAGCATAGATCAGGCAGAGCCGTTTCCAGTGTCAGGTTTGTACGATGCGAATCACTTCTACAAAAAGTTAGAGAAGTTATACACTGATGGGTTTGGTAAAGGAGAGTCGACAGGGTACGAGAACGTAGATGATCTATACACTGTGGTTACAGGACAGATCACTGTTGTTACAGGTCACCCAAGTTCTGGTAAGTCAGAGTTTGTAGATCAGTTGATGGTAAATTTAGCAAAGAGCAAGGGTTGGAAATTTGCCGTCTGTAGCTTCGAAAACCAACCAGACATACATTTAGCCAAATTAATCTCTAAGCACTGTGGTAAGCCATTTTTCGATGGTCTCAGTCCAAGAATGACCAAGGATGATCTGTCAAAAGGCAAGGACTTCTTGCAAGAACATTTTAGTTTTGTGCATCAAGCAGATGGTTCTTTGGCAACGCTTACATCAATCATAGAAAGATTAAAGGTAGCAGTGCTACGTCATGGTGTTAGAGGTTGTGTCATAGACCCATACAACTATATAGCCAAACCAAACGATGTGAAGGAGACTGATTGGGTTTCTGATATGCTGACACAACTGAGAGTGTTTGCTCAAAGTTATGATGTCCACCTTTGGTTTATCGCTCACCCAACAAAGATGTTAAGAGATAGTTCTGGCAAGGTTCCTGTGCCAAAGGGATATGATATATCTGGTAGTGCATCCTGGTTCAGTAAAGCTGACGTTGGTCTCACTGTACACAGACCCAACCCATCCGAATCAAACGTGACTGAAATACATTCATGGAAGTGTAGATACTCATGGGTCGGCAAGCAGGGAGATACGTCTCTCAACTACAATGCTGTTACTTCATCGTATAGTGAGATGAAACCTAAAGGTATATATGATGACTTCATTGGAGATGATGATCCTCCTTTCTGACCAAAGTTGGTCACGAGGAGTTGGACACGATATGATGATAAGTCCACATCTTGTGCCGAGCCGAGACCACAACGCAAAATATTGAGTCGATCATCTTGACAAAATAAAGAAAAAAGATTTATATCGGAATTGACCAATGTAATTTTCACTCTGACAAGATTGTGTCAATTTAACTGAGCCTCTTCGGAGGCTCTTTTTTTTGGTTGGAAACGCTGGCTACCCGTGCCAGCATTCAAAAAGTTATAGGGAACTTTTTTATTCTCAAAAAAAAAGACAAAAAAAAAGCCCCCAGACAAAATGTCTGAGGGCTGAGTTTGGGAGGAAAGTGTCTGCTAAAAAAAGTGGGGATAGGCATTAAGGATTATGTCGGAAACCTATCCCCAAGTTTTCCAATGGGCAAAGGGGAGTGAACCCTTAGCAGGCAGATGCCCATTGGTGTTCTATATTAACCGATTAAAAAGGATATTCCGACCAAAATTTTTCATATGTTTGAGGATGATCTAATCTTTCCTTTTCTTTTTTTTCAGTCTCGATATCTGACAACCAATTATCAAATAACTCTTGCAAATCGGAAGGCATATCTTGTTGTATTTTTACAAGCTTATCTTTGTCGCTCCACTGAGCGAGTATCTTTGTAGATATTATTGTTGACATTGTTCACTCTCTTTCTGATACATGATTGCATCCACAGGGAGACTATCGCTAGTCTCCCAAGGGATAAAATCATCTAGTAATCGGCTCCCCAAAAGCCAATTAATAAGAAGACAAAGTCCACAAGGGCAAGACTCGCCCATGTAGATAGTTGATCAAAGTCATCGATAGCTATCGAGTTAATAACACCGAGGGTTATTATCCAGAACGCTATACCAGAAACAACCAAGACCTTATTGAGAAAACCTCTATTCCAAAATTCAAACATTGGTTCCCCCCATCTCTAATGAAAATGCACTCCATATAAATATGAGGGCAAATATTCCCATAAGTATTAGAATAAATTTTAGAACATCTGCAACGCTCATGTTCATTAGATCATTTAATATTTCTCTAATAGTCATTACTAATCTCCCAATAAAGTTGAAGTTGCTCTGCTATTGTATCGTCTCTCGATAAGAGAATAAGCAGAATGAATGTCCTTACCAACACCGACCAGATCGTCTTCCATAGTCTTCTTACGCAAGACCCACCAATCAAAATGCACCTCTGGTTCAAACTTGGTACCTCTGTGCTTAAATGCAAAGTCAACAAGAGTAGCCTTGAAAGACTCGATACCCTCTTCGACTAGATAGTCCTTGGGTTCGCTTTGCAAGTCCATCACTAGGTATCTACGCTTACCAGACTCCACACAGTCGAGACCTTTATTTTGAACTTTCCACTTCCAAGTATATGGTGGGCATAGTGTTTCGCCAAGGTGAGCAGTTAAAGGATAAACTGACTCAGTGTTTAAATTTGGTCTACGCTTTTTAATAGTGACATTGGTGTATGCCTTGGGAAAGTGATGTCTCATCGTATCACGGAAAGCCGTGTCGTTCTGCATCATTCGCAACTCAAGCTTATCCACTTCGGCACATACAATCTTGCCATCCTTGACGTTGTAGGTCTCGCCTCTGGCATCCTTACGAAACTCTCGTATGTGCTTGATAGCATCGGCTATGCCTTTGATCGCAAGCATAGTGCTATCGTCTTTAGTTGGGGCAGACTGTCGTAAGTTCATTAGGTAATCCCTTACCTCATCGTCCATACTCCTAGTTATACTGAAACCATAGAAATGTTTAGCAGTCATCTGCTTATGCAACTCTTGCACAACCTTAGACGGCACTTGATAGATTTTTCGCATCATATCAATCTGCTCTTGATACAATGCCACCATCTTATGAGGTGGTAGTACGTTAGAAAATATTGTCATTGTTTCACTCCTTTATGACAGTTGAAATTATAGGGGAGTTTCAGTTTAAAGGCTTAACTCCCACACCGAAAAGAGCCTTGCAATTAGAGGTTTGAGCCTTGTTTAAAGAGTGGTAAACCATGATCGCACCGACCAAAATGCACTCTGATACCCAAGGGTACCTCGATAGGGATTGAAAAAAGTTACATATAACTTTTCTAATCCCCATCCAGTTACTCTTGTTTTTTCCAATAACCATACACTGCTCGATTAACATTGCCACTCGGATCGTATCGTCTCGGATCGTGGTAATGGTTAATAACTCCATCGATAACAGCAACAAGATCGCCAGATACTTTTACAATAAGGTTACCCTCTGGCAGTTCTTCTTTACGCAGATGAACCTCTACTCCAGAGCCTATACGCATTGTCGAATGCCAATCGAAACCAATACTGCAAATGTAATCTTTGACCTTTTGGTATTGAACTCGTCTCGACTTCGATGCGTCATGGATCAATTTCATTTGCTCATGGGCATCGATGTAGGAAATGTCAGAGGCGATAGCTATCGCCACTGAACCAAAATATAGTTTAGGTTTTCTAGCATTTGGATGCTTGGGTAGGAATGGCTGATAGAACCATTCCCCCCCATCGTTGTGCTTGTACTCCATCACTGATCCACCCTAATAGTCTGACCGAATGGTGCCTCGCTCTTGGTAGGCGATACGTTCACCCAGAGGACAGGATAATCTGGGGCAACTTTTGGATAGTCAAATATGCCCATGTCAGTAAAGATTATAAGACGATCAACCTCGATGCCTGTCTCCTCGATGAAGTCAAAAACAGGCTGAACACAGGTACCACCTCTCCCCTTGATGTTGATCTTCTCGATCTCTTCGCCTTGATCAAAGAACTGCACCTTATCTTTGTTGACGCTCGCATCGAATGGAATGACAGTGACACTCTCTGGCTTGAGGTCTTCGCAAAGATAGTTCAACTCGGTAAAGCCTCGGACAAGTTCCTTGTCGTGAACTGATCCAGACTGATCCTGTGCGACTACAATATGACCAACACCCTTGCGATCAACTACAGGATCAAGAACTCCTGTTGTCCTGTGCCTAATGATGTTGATCTTTTTCTCAGTCCAACCTTGACGATTATCGCCACCCTTAATGAACTGATCAAACTGATCGTGCCATGAAACTTTAGGCTCAAGTAATTGGTCAATTATCCCATGTAGTTCGCTTGGAATATCGCCCCTTGATCTATGCTGAGTCGCATTGAGCAACTTCTGATCTGCATCAGCCTCTGCCAACTTGTACTCACTCTCGGACAAAGCAGTGCCATCGGCTTTCTTTGGCTCGATAACCTCGCCCCAACCTTGAGGCTGAGGAGCAGAACCACCACCAGACTCGCTAGGCTGATTGCCTTGATCCTGTGGGTTGCCTTGACCATCAGAGGGAGTCGACTGTCCATCGTCTCCCTCATCGCCCTTGCCTTTGGTGGGTGGCTCTGGTGGCTCGGACATATCTTTTCTGATCTTGTTGTAGATAGTCTCGGCAGTGAACGTGCTATACTCATCCTTGAATAATGCACCCTCTGGCAAAGTAAAATCACCTCTTTTAAGAATGTGATTGATAGCATAATCGCAAGCAATATTCCAAAGCTGATGCACTCGCCCTCTCATACGCAATGCGTGTTTGAAAAGGATATGCAGAACTTCGTGAGCAAATACTCCAACAACTTCCTGTTCGGTGATGCTATCAACAAAGGCTCTGTTCCAGAAAATACTGGAACCATCGGTTGCCATTGTCTGCACAGTGTTATCCTCTCGGACAACACTGCTCAATAATGTAGACCCATAGAATGGGTGCTTTAAGATCAAATAGGTTTTAGCCTTAGCGATCTTTTTATCTGCATCTAGTGTGATCATACCATTAACTCCCTTCCTGTTGATTTTAACCAAGCTTTAACTTCTGGATGCTTGGCAAAAGAATTGTCTCTCTTGACTGCATCCTTGATGCACACAACTGCCATCTCTTGAGATGTAAGCCTTGAAACATAGGCGATAATATTGCCCATGTTTGCATTACTTGCCTTCTGAGATAAGGCACCACAAAGAGCATACTGAACGTCTGGTCTATCTGGTATCCTTGCACTCTCTGGGTTAGCGATAAGCTTATCCAAGTTTAAGAACTCTGGAACGTCCTTGATGATCTTAAGGAAACCGATAAAATCTGCACAGGCTGACTCACCAACTGTTCCTGTTATATTCTGCTGAATAACAGATGCACCCAGACCCTTTAGCTTTAGGATATTGCTCACCCTTTCCCATGATCTAGGATTAGGAGAAACATCCTCAAGAGGATCGTTGTTGCAGTAAAACTCTGGTCTCGCTCTGAGGTAGGAAACAACCTTGAAATCCCACCCAGATTCTACAGCATAGGAACAAGTATCTTCTAGGTCTGCATCAGCCTCAAGAAACACTAAGCAGTCCTTAAAATGTGTAGGCAGTCTCTTTGCACCAGCCTTATCTTTCACCCTGTTTCCAGCTAATGCGATGAACCAACCTTGGGGCAATTTGAACTCACCAATTCCGAGTCCGTTGATCAACTGCCTACCAACATTAAGAACTTGCATCTCAGCCTCTGCAACCTCGTCAAGAAAAAGAACTCCATATTTCTTGCCATTGTTGTATGCATTCCAGACCTTAACGTGCCAATCTGGACGTGCTAGGACAACCTCTGTTCCCTCTTTATTTGGTATTCTGCAACCAGATAAAATTGTTGGTTCATGGTCTGACAATCGATAAGGAACACATCCCCAGTCATCGCCTAACACCTTGATAGCATCGTTAACACAACAAGTTTTTCCAATGCCATATGTACCAACAACGTATGGGTTAAGGATGGACGAGTCCGTTGCCTTTCCAGACTGTTGAACTTCTAGGTTATGTCTCATAATTGAAACGATTGAGTCTCTAATATCTGTAAATCTCATGTTTTCACTCCTTATAATTAATTGAGATTAATTGATGCTGATTGCATCTCTCAAGGCAGTAAAAAAAGTTAGGTATAACTTTTTACTGCCCTGTAAGACATAATCAGAATGGGTTGTTATCTAGGTCTGCTTGATGGTCTGCATTTGCAGAGGCAACCAACTGAGCAGAGCAATCGTTGACCTCTTCGTTGATCTTCTGCTCTTCTTTTTTGGTCTTCTCTGCCTTGGCTCCCTTAGTGTTCATCTCTGCCTTGGCTGTCTTGGTTGCCTCAAATACCTCTTCGAATTTCTCAAGGTCTCTAGCATCAAGACCACCAACCCAACCACCTTCATTTTTGGATGGTCTGCCTAGGATTTTCTCTACAAGCTTTTCTACATCTGACTGATCCTGTCGCTTTGGATCAAAATGCTTGATCAACTTAGCCTCAGAGGTAACACCCAGAGCATCAAATTTGTTCTTGATCTCTTGCACTAAGGTTGCACCAGATAGGTTGTGCATCTTCTTGAGAGTGCCATCCTTGTGAAAGCTTTCGAAAACCCATTGAGTTTTTTCTACTACCTTTTTTAACTTTGAGGGGGAAAGCTTTGCCTCTTCTGAGCAGTCGTTACGAAATGCCTTAACGTCTTTAGTTGAGATTGTGGGTGCCTTGTACTTGGCAAAGGCTGAGACAGTGACGCAGTAAATGTCGATGTTGCCTTGATTGATAGCCTCGGCATTAGCCTTGTTATGCTTTCGCATTACCTCAATGTTTGAGGCTGTTTCTCTGATTGTAGTCGCTTGATCTTTAGTTAATATTGTCATGGTTTTCACTCCTATTTGACGTTGATTTTTGCCCTGTAATTACAGGCGAGTCGAGCCTCAACTGAGGCTCTCATCGTTTGTAATTAATTGTATTTCAACCAATCTGGTTCGTTGCCTACAATCTCATATGAAACCTTGAGCATATACACTGCCTTTCGTATCAACTCCTTGGCTCCCTCTGGTTTGTCGAAACCATACTCATGGGCAAAGTCGATGCTAGAAGACTGCATCCAGTTTGCTATTTGATACTTGTTAAATAGCTGTGCTAGTTGCTTGCCTTTCATCGCAGACCCAAGCTTAACTCCATTTCGATTAATCCAAACTCTGCCCTTGTCGGCAGATAAAATTACAGTGTCATCCTCTGACGTTCTAAAAAATTCGGTACCCATTGTTCACTCCTTTTTAATTCTAAAAGAGATGCAGAACTATTTCTGCACCTCTCGTAAAACTAGTCTTGTCGTTGTGGCATCCCTCTAATCACATTGTGGCTTTTGTGTTTGATAGGTGGGGAAGTATTTCATCTAGTTGCCTGTTCGTGCCGATGTATCAAATCATTACCCTTATCTCTTGGACGCTAAGGTCTGGGGTCATGGGGTCACAGGTTTTCTAGACACCTTTTTTTGCTTGCGATATCTGGGTCGTATATGTCTCCTTTCGAATCAGTCGGCATCAGTGCCGAGGCGGTCGTCTCCCTCTAAAGTAGGGATTTTTTCAACCATGTCAAATCAATTATTTGACACACCTAAATCCTTGATACCTTTGGAGAAAAGTTACCTCTAACTTTTTTGGGTCTTTTTTGGACATATATAATAGTGAGACCTTTTTTAACTGATGTAGATAATCTTTACCTTGCGTCAACTTTTGTACCCTGTTTGTTCTGGTTTTAGCGAAAATTAAGTCATTGATTTTATTGACTTTTTTTTTAGCAAAATGTCGAAAAGTACAGAAAGTGAACTTCTAAGTCATTGATTTTAAAGGATTTTTTTTTTGAACCAAAAAAGCTAAAATGGACGATAAGCATCACTGAGTGGGTGTTAGCCGATTTCGTGACCCAGAACACCTAAAACGATATAAAGGCTCTGTATGACGCTTAAAACTATGTTGCCCTTTTGTTCTTTTAAGTGCTATATAGGACTATTAGAGTAAAGTTATCGCTAACTTTTTCAGGAGATTTTATGCAATGGCAGACCACAAAAAACCCAAATTAAAGCTCGTAAAAGGCAAGGCAAAACCTCGGCACCGACTGACTGCTAAGCAGTCTAAATTCATTGATTGTGTCCTTGGCATAGGAGTAAAGAACCCTATGACCTTGAGTGATGCCTACAAGGCATCCTATGATTGTAAAAACTTTAGTGACAGTAATGTCCGAAAAGAGGCTCACCTATTATTCCGATCCCCCAACATTACCCCAACTTATGAGGACAGGAAATTGCAGATAGAAGAGAGGCATCGGACGCAGTCGCTCAATCGATCACACCAAATAATTACAGGTCTCGAAAGAGAGGCTAACGACTTTGAGCATGGCAGTCCAACAAGCCGAGTCCGAGCCTTAGAGCTACTGGGCAAGCTTAAGGATGTCAGGCTCTTTAGTTCTGATATCTCAGTCGAGGACTCCAGATCATCTGATCAAATCAAAGAGGAATTAGAGAAAAAGCTTAAGACACTACTAGGAGAGTAACCCCACCTACCCCCACCCCCCTATGACAAGCCACCTAGCTAGACACGAGTATATATAGTAATCTGCACATAGAATCATATGGAATTCATAAAACGGTTCAAAGTCAGTGAATGGGTCATCTTTAGTGTCCTATTTTCGTATATTATGGAAAGGCTTATAGAAGGCGATACAGAGGGTTTAATGGTTTGGTGGTACTTGGTGTTGTATTTAGGTTCACTGCCTACTGAGTAACGCTTATTTCTTCGCTATGAGGCTATCTAGCTTAGTTTCTAGACGTAATAAGTGTTCGACTAATTTATCGATGTCATCTTTATGGTCATTCTTGTGTACATATTGTTCTCTTGTTTTATTGAGGAGTATCTGAACTCTTTTGAGTTCATCACTTTGGGATTTGATATACCAGGCTATTGGTGCTACTATCACCGTGAGCAGTATGTTCCATATTGTTGCAAGTTCTAATACCAAGGTATACCTATAAATTACTATGTAATTTTAACGATATACCTAAAAAGGTATACCTTATTATACAGGTATACCCAATAAAGGAGAGGATGTAAAGAGAAAATGGCAAAAAGAAAATCAGGTGCATTAAAGTCTGCGAAGTTCCCCCCACCCAGTCCGTTTAGGGAGAGTGAGAACATTGATAAAGCTAATGTTGCTTTTGGTGATTTGGAGTTTGAGGCATCTATACAGGATTATGTGAAAGATAGTCCAGTAGCACTACTTGCCCTACAGGATATAAATAAAAGAGGTGGTATAAGTAAATTTATCAAAGCATTGCAGAAAGGTGACAAGTATTATGGAACAACGTCAAGAGGAACATTTAATCCTAAAACAGATGAGATAAACTACAACGTAACAGATGTTCTAGACTTCTTAGAAACAAAACCGACTAAAGAGCAGGTTGAAGCAGCAAATCTTGTTCAATCTTCTATACCCACCATAGCCCATGAGTTGTTTCATTACGGAGTGAATGTATTAAGAAAAAAGGGATATGATGTTCCACAAGGTTACATTGGAAGAGAACGTGGAGACCCAAGAATTGCTACTGATGTTAAAAATGAAGAAGCAATTATAGATTTTTTAGAAAAATATCAAAGAAAGAGAACTGGTGAAGATGAAGATGATTTTGAGAAATCAGCTAGGTTGATAGGGTTGCCTTTGAAAAGAGGGGATAGGTCAGAGCAACTTTTAGGAAGTTTTAGATCAAGTGGTTACAGTGCAAACGAATCTCCTTTTTCACTTTTTCAAAAGGGAATGTATAAGCGTCAAGAGTCTTCAAGTGAGGCTTTAGATAGATTTGAGGATATGGCTTTAGATGAACTAAAAGAAAGAAACTATGCCAGAACAAAAGAGCCATTAAAAGACACAAGAGAAAAATCATTTCTTGAAAAATTAGCAGGTTTAAATCCTTTTAGAGAAAAACCAAGACCGATGTACAAAGAAGGGGGCGTTGTTAATATGCTTAGAAAAATGAAATGAGTGAATATAGAAGATATCATGCATCTAAGAAAATGAAGCAAGAACGGGCTTTGAGAAATAAGAACCGTAGAGCTGCCTTAAAAAAAGGAACAGTGAAGAAAGGCGATAAGAAACACATAGACCACAGGGATGGTAACCCTCGGAACAACAAAAAGACAAACCTAAGAGTTGTGTCTGCCAGAAGAAACAGAAAAAAACAGTGAACATTCATTCAAAAGATATAAAAGATAAAATCGCTCTTCTTCCGATAGATCAACAAAAGGATATGCTAAAGCTTTTAGAAGAATACGAAGTAGCAAAACAAAAAGATACAGCCAAGACAGACTTCCTATCCTTTGTTCGCATGATGTGGTCGAGCTTTATCGGAGGCGAGCATCACGAGATCATGGCTGATGCTTTTGAGAGAGTGGCTCGTGGTGAGCTAAAAAGACTGATAATAAATATGCCACCCCGTCATACCAAGTCAGAATTTGCATCGTATCTTTTTCCTGCTTGGTTTTTGGGGCAGTATCCAGATAAGAAGGTAATCCAAACAGCCCACACTGCTGAGTTGGCAGTTGGCTTTGGTAGAAAAGTGCGTAACCTCATACAGTCAAAAGACTTTCAGAATGTTTTTAGTGGCATTGAACTGTCGACAGACAGTAAAGCCGCAGGAAGATGGAACACAAACAAGCGTGGTGACTACTTTGCGATAGGTGTTGGTGGTGCTGTAACAGGTAAAGGTGCTGATATTCTCATAATTGATGACCCCCACTCGGAACAGGAGGCACAATTAGGGCAGTACAACCCTGATGTATACGATAAAGTATACGAATGGTACACATCAGGACCTCGTCAGCGTCTACAACCAGGAGGTGCCATCATACTTGTGATGACTAGATGGTCAAAAAGAGACCTAACAGGTCAGATTATCAAGAGTATGTCCGAAAGAGAGGGTGCAGATGAGTGGGAAGTTATAGAATTACCTGCAATTATGCCTTCTGGTAAGGCATTATGGGGTGAATTTTGGAGTTTAGAGGAGTTAGAGAGCCTAAAAGCTGAATTACCTGTTGCAAAATGGAATGCACAGTACCAACAAGACCCCACATCCGAGGAAGGAGCGTTAATTAAGCGTGAATGGTGGCAGGAATGGGAAGAAAACGACCTACCACCCTGTGAATGCATCATTCAATCATGGGATACAGCATTTTTAAAGACAGAAAGAAGCGATTATAGTGCCTGCACCACATGGGGAGTGTTTTATCACCATAAAGATGTGGATCAGAGCCGACCCCACCTCATATTACTCGATGCATTTAAGGAAAAGCTAGAATTTCCAGAGCTAAAAAGAGCCGCATACGATAAATATTGGGAATGGGAGCCTGATCAGATGATTATAGAGGCAAAAGCATCGGGTGCGCCGCTTGTTTTTGAGCTTAGAGCTATGGGCATACCTGTTACAGAGTTCACCCCCACTAGAGGTAACGATAAAATTGCCAGAGTAAACGCAGTTACTGACTTGTTTTCTAGTGGCAGTGTGTGGTATTATTCAGCTAGATGGTCGGATGAGGTTATCGAAGAATGTGCATCTTTTCCATCTGGTGAGCATGATGATTTAGTTGACAGCACTACACAGGCACTGTTAAGATTTCGTCAAGGTGGATGGGTTCGTGCCGAAAGAGACGACTGGGATGACGAGCCAAAATACAGGAGACCAGTAGAATACTACTAAGGAGCAGTTATGGCAGACGAAAAGAAAAAGAAAGACGGTGTGACCTTTAAGCAAAGAGTTGAAAGGTCTATGGGTACAGATTTTGGTAAAAAGAAAGCCAAAAAAATTCTTGAAAAAGACAAAGCAAAAGGAAATGATCCTAATAGGATAGTTGCTTTTCCACCAAAGAGAGGACCTGGCTTACCGAAGCAAGGAGTGTCCACTGCTCCCCCAAAGCCTAAAAAACCTAAACAGCCAAACTTAGCAAAGCCTGCAAAACTGGTTAGGAAAGGACCTGCTTTAGGAGATACTCCAAAGAAAAGCACAGCAAAAGGTCAGGCAGAAAAAGGAGCAAGTCCTTTAGCCAATAAGCCAAGAAGTATAGCTGAAGCCAAGAAGAGAGGTGAGGTTTACTTTTTTGATAGTAAAGGCGTAAAGAAGATAGCCGCGACTGCAGCAGATTTAAAGAGAACAGGTCTTAGTTTGAATGAGTATGCCAATAAGTTTGCACCTAAGAAACAAACTAAGAAACAAGCCGAAGCCTTAAAAGGATTTGCCGCTACAAAGAAAAGAGTTGGTGGTGTAATGAAAAAGAAAGGTGCCAGAGTTGGTGGAGTAATGAAGAAAAAGACAGCTAGAGTTGGTGGTGTTATGAAGAAAAAAGGTGCTAGGGTCGGTGGCGTTATGAAGAAAAAAATGGCTAGAGTTGGCGGTGTAATGAAAAAGAAAACAGCTAGAGTCGGAGGAGTTATGAAAAAGAAAAACATGGCTGCAGGAGGAAGAACCACTATGAAAAAGCAAATGATGCGTGGTGGTGGAATGACAGGCATGAAAAAGAAGATGATGGCTGGCGGTGGAGTCATGAAGAAAAAAGGCTATGCTATCGGAGGTGCTATGAAGAAAAAAGGCATGAAAAAAGGTGGCAAGGTTATGAAAATGAGAGGTGGAGGTCTAGCCACTAGAGGCACTAACTTCAGAATCAGATAATGGCTGTAGATAAAAACCTTGAAAAATTCGAGGTGGATGTAGAAGAAAATCCTTCCGAATCCGAATTAAAAGTAGAAGTGGTAAATCCTGATGCTGTTTCTGTGGAAACAGATGATGGAGGAATGGTTATAGACTTTGAGGGAAGTGCCACAGAAGAACTTATGGGTGCAGATCATAACTCCAACTTAGCAGAGTTCATAGAAGATAGTGATCTTGACGAAATGGCATCTGACCTAGTCAGTGATTTCGAATCAGATAGAACATCAAGAAAAGAATGGTCACGATCATATGTAAAAGGTCTTGATCTTCTTGGTATGAAAATAGAAGAAAGAACCCAACCTTGGGAGGGTGCATCTGGAGTTTTTCATCCATTACTATCAGAAGCGATTGTTAGGTTTCAAGCACAGGCTATGGGCGAGATATTTCCTGCTTCAGGACCAGTGCGAACAAAAATTGTAGGCAAACAAACAAAAGAAAAAAGCGAACAGTCAAAGCGTGTAGAGCATGAAATGAATTATATGCTTACTGAAGAGATGACAGAGTATCGTGATGAGACGGAGCAGATGTTGTTTAGGTTACCTCTTGCAGGATCAGCATTTAAGAAAGTGTATTACGATCCTATAATGGAAAGACCATGCTCTATGTTTGTGCCTGCTGAAGATTTTGTTGTGTCATATGGCGCATCAGACTTAATGTCTTGCTCAAGATACACTCATGTGATGAAAAAGACACAGAACCAAGTAAGAGAGTTACAAGTAAATGGATTTTACAAGGATGTTGATCTTCCAGAGCCTCATGTAGACGATTCAGATATACAAGAAAAGTATGATGAAATGGACGGAAGTGAGGCTGTTTATGATGATGATGACAGGCATACTATATTGGAGATGCACGTTGATCTAGATATGCCAGAACCTTTTGAAGATAAAGACGGACTGGCACGACCATATATAGTGACTATAGATAAATCATCTAGAACAATACTATCGATAAGAAAGAACTGGTATGAAAGTGATGAAAAGAAAACTAAGCGACAGCATTTTATTCATTATAGATATCTTCCTAGCCTTGGCTTTTATGGTACAGGACTTATTCATCTTATTGGTGGGTTGGCTAAATCGGCAACGTCCATACTGCGTCAGC